TGATGTATCATTTTCTGTTTCAGGAATTAGTTCGACTACATCAATCGGATCAAATTCTGTTACAATCAATCAAACTTTAACACTAACAGGACAAACCTTAACATCAAGCATTGGAAATGCTGATCCAGCACCAGATGCTATGATTGTTGGACAATCGATGACCACTTCAATAGGAAGTGTAACAGCCGAAGGTATTATAGAAGTTGGTTGGGGCGGAGATAGTTGGGGTCAAAACCAATGGGGTGAATTGAATGCTCCTACTGTTCCTGTTACTGGAGCAAGCGCAACCATAACTGCGGGAACTGGAACGACCGTTGCAGCACAAGCAACAGCTTCGCCAAGCGGAATATCAATTACTCCTTCCATAGGAACAGCTTTAGGCGGAACATCGCATACACAAGCTGTAACAGGTGTTTCAATGACATCTCAAATAGGAACTGAAGTAATTAATATAGGAGTTCATACTACCGGTTCTACAGCTACCATGACTGCGGGTCAAAGTACAATCGATCCAACATATTTAATTGGTGAAGGTTGGGGTAGAGATGCTTATGGTAACTTAGGATGGGGAGTTAATTATTCAGCAATAAATTCTGGAGGTTTAGAATTAACTTCATCGATAGGTAGCGAAGCTGTAACTGCTGATGCAAATGTTACTGTATCTGGTTTAGGTATGACTTCTACGTTTGGAGTTTACTCAGTACAAGCAGATGCTGATATATCACTAACTGTAGCTGAACACACAATGACATCGTCATTAGGTTCAATTAATTTAATTCAAACTACAAATGAATCAGTAACTGGACAATCTTTAACATCCTCTATGGGTGATGGAGAAGCAGGTCTATTCCTTGTGGTTCCTGTAACAGGTTCACAAGCTACAATATCTCAAGGAACTACGTCACTTGAGCAAAGCACAGTAGAACCTGTAACTGGACAATCTTTAACATCGTCTGTTGGAACTGTTACTGAAATCCCTGCACAAATAGTGGGAGTTAGTGGTATATCCATGACTGCTTCAATAGGGGAGGAAGGAACCGCTTCTGATGCAAACGTCACCCTTACGGGCATATCATTGACAGTATCTACGGGAGAGGTTAATATTACAGCATGGTCTGAAATTGACATAGGAGTTCTTAATATTTGGCACGATGTTGATTTGGCAGCCTGATTAAGGTAAAATACAACTATTAAGGAGAATTAATTTTATGGCATCAACTTATTCAAGTGATATAAAACTAGAACTTATGGCGACTGGCGAAAACGCTGGTACATGGGGTGATAAAACAAATACAAATTTAAATCTTTTACAACAAGCAATTGCAGGATATGAAGCAGTAACACTTTCAAGTGGTGGAACTGTTGCTCTTGCTATGACAGATGGAACATTATCCAATGCTCGTAACCTGGTAATCAAATTTGCAACTGCTTCTATTGCAGCAAGCACAATATGTACTATACCAGACAGTATTGAAAAATTTTATATTTTTGATTGTAGTGGTTTAACTAACCCTACAAACTTAACAATTAAAACTGCATCAGGAACTGGATTTACTCCAGACGCAGCAAAAATTTATGCTGCATATTCTGATGGAACAAACCTTGTAGAAGTATCTCTTGATACTTTAGGTGGAGCTGTTGGACCTGCACAAATTGAAGACGATGCTGTAACTACAGATAAAATTTTAGATGACAATGTAACTTATGCAAAAATGCAAGACACATCTGCTGATAACAGAGTTTTAGGCGCTGCTACTGCTGGAACGATTGGAGAAGTTCAAGTTGCATCTGCTATGATTGCTGACGATGCTGTTGGCCCAGATCAATTAGCAGACACGGCTGTTACTGCGGGAACTTACGCAACTGCTAATATTACTGTTGATGCCCAAGGCAGACTTACTGCTGCGGCTGAAGGTTCTGGTGGCGGTGCTAACATGAGACCAATATCATTTGGTACAAGTGGTCAAACTGGAAATTACACTGCTAACCCCGCTGTTACTGTCACTCATCTATATTTAAAAGGTGGTTCGGGCGGTCCCGGTGGAAATAATATGGGACGAGGAGGCGGAAGTGGAGGAACAGGAGCATTTGGCTTTTGGTCAATTCCTGTTGCATCACATCCTTATTCGGCACCATGGTCAGCTGGAAGTGACGGTTCTGGTGGAGGCCCAATGTCAGCAGGAAATTCTGGCAGTGCTTCAACTTTTGCTCACCCTGGAACTACGTATGCATCTAATGGTGGTGCTGGTGGAACTCGAGGAATGAGTAACTTTAGTGGTTCACCTGGAGCTGCTGGAACTACGTCTCCTGCGGCTAGTGAAGATTTTACTGGCAATAGTGCTGCAATAGCTACTGTAGGTCAAAGTGCAATAGCTGTATATGATAATGAAGGTTAATTAGATGGCTAAATTAATTTTTAATAATGCAGGAATAGCTGAAGCTAACTTAATAGCAGGTGTCAAAACTGATACTGATCAAAGTTATATTTTAGGAGATAACATAGCTTCTTGTACAGTTAAAGATATTAGTGATTCTGATTATGACAATGTATTTAATGGAACAACTTCAATGGTGTTTGCAAATGATGATGTTACCTTTGCAGATCAAGTTCCACAACTTGATTCTGAAAGTGGTCCGCCATGGATAACTCTTGCTCAGGCACTTACAGGAGAGAACAGTAATCATAAAGATAAATATAATTGGTTTAAAAAAGAATTAGAAGATAGAATTGCCGCTAAACCTAATCATTCTAAAATAGCCGATGCTAATGCAACTTTAACTTTTCTTAATACTCTTGATGCAGACAATCTTACTGAAGGTTGTTTTAAATCAATGTTGGACAACAATAAGTATATTGAAATAAGATTGTTTTAACTTTACATTAATGTTTTTTGATGTAAAAAAACATAATGTGGTCTTCTGATAATATCATAGAGTTTTCACACAGTCCTGAATGGGCTGATTATCTTAAAGATGTTTATCCTATTCCCACTAAATTAAACATTCCAGATTGGTATAAAAATTTAAAACATAGTTTTAAAGATCAAACTGTTAAAGGGTGTATGCCTTTTTTAGATTCCTTAACTGCTGGATATATTTTAAAATTACCTCAAGATATGTATATTGCTCATAATGTTAAAGATGGGAATGGAAATCCAGATTCTTACTTTAAAAACGCAATGCATCTCACACAAGACATATTAAGACATCACTATGCTGTTAATATGGGATCAGATGCTGATGATTTCCACCACCCTTATCAATTGGGAAAATGTCCTATACATGAAAAAAATAAACACTTACCTTATTTTAAAATAATAAATCCTTTTCAAATAACTACTCCTCCAGGCTATTCTTGTCTTTTTGTACCTCCATTAAATAATTGTGATGATAGATTTGAGATTGTATCAGGTATTGTAGATACTGATACTTTTAACACAGAAGTAAATTTTCCTATAATAATTAATGGTTATAAATATCCTATTCTAGAAACTACTTTAAAAAGAGGTACTCCGTATGTACAAGTTATTCCTTTTAAAAGAGAAGATTGGAAAATGAAAATAAATAGTAAAGAAAAAAGAACAGAAATTTCTGTTTTTAAAAAATATATACAAGACAATTACAAAAAAGTTTTTTGGAAAAAGAAAAAATGGAGTTAAAAAATTTTATAAGAGTATTTGATAATACACATGATTTAAAAATTATTGGCTCATTTATAAAATATTTAAATACCGTTAAGTTTGAACAAGCTAAAATAATAGAATCTACTGAAAAACCTGATATTATTGCTAAAGAAACTAGAGCTGCTACAACATTTTCTTTTAGAATAGATGAAAATAATTTATCTAAAACACACTGGTATAATTATTGGTGTAATTTTTTTAATTTATACCATGTTGAATACCAATCAATTTTAAAGTGTAGAACATCATCTTCTGGTATTGTAAGTTTGGAAGCATTACAATATGATGTGGGAGGTAAGTATGTAGTTCACACAGATTATCATTTAAAATTTCCCAGAAATATAAGTATGATTTATTTTTTAAATGATGATTATAAAGGGGGAGAATTAAATTTTCATAATCCTCAAAATAAAGAGGAAATTTATCAAACAGTTTCACCTAAATCAGGAAGACTGGTAGTATGGCCTTCAAATTTTTTAT